CATCATCAAATTTTGATTCAATTACTTCTTTTATAACAGTTTTTTCTGTAATATATTTTCTTGGCAAATAATAAACTTCAACACCATACATTCTCAATTGTTCATTAATTAAACTTTGAACAAGACTTTGTTCTGATGATGAACCTTGTAAAAAATACGGGTTTAGCATATTATTTTATCCAATCATATCCAGTGGTGGTAATTCATAAGTATTAGACATTTTTTCCATCAAAATATCTAATTCTCTTTGTGCATCATCATAAATTTGTCTTCCATTCAATTCAACTCCACCTGGAAGTTTTACACCTTGAAATTTAATTAAGTTTTGACCCCATTGCTTTTTAATTAAGAGAGTAAGATACTTTTTGAGAAATGAATCATTCCAAACTCGCGCATAATCACTTGGGTCCAGTGTTGAAAAACAATCTATGACAAAATAATCTCCTACTGTAACTGAAGACCAGTCTATATCAAGGTATAGTCTATCTTGTCTTTTATTAAATCTAATTTGTTTTTGTGTGGTTAATAAAAAGTTAATATCTTCTAGATATGTTTTTACCATTGCATAAGTTAAAAGTTCTGTTGTTCCCCAATAATAAATGTCATTCAAAAATAATTGATATTTTATACTAAACATATTATTAGTGATATTATTAGACCCATCAAAGTGAAATATTTTAGTTACTCCAATCACTGACGGCGGAACTTGTAAGTAATTACTATTTTCTTCATAAGAAAAAGTAGTGGCAGTTCCAACTATTGTTGTCGTTGCTGTTGTAGTTACGATTCCAATTGGATTTGTTCCACCTCTACCCCTTCCCCTATCAATGTCGTCTTGAGTTATTTTATATTTAAAAAATGTTGGATATACCCCATCAAAATGTCTTTCTTGAAAAAACTGAACAGCATCATCAACCAAATCTTCTATTTGTTCATCTGCGACATTTATTTCAAGTACAGGAGCACCTAACTGCCTTTTGCAATAATTAATTAATTCTGTCCTAGTAGATGGTTGCGCCATGTATCAGTACCTCTCCAAGTATTTATGGTGCAGATGAAATTCCCGGTTTTACTAATATCATTCCATCTATGATTCGATAAACGGTAGAACCCGAACTAACCAAAACGTCGTAAATATATCTTCCTTCTACCAATCCTCTAGTTGTTGTTGAACCTAGTGAAATATTAAATTTTCCACCAGCAGCACTTGTAAATCCAACGTTGAAAGTTGCTATTGCATATGAGGTTGATCCAATAGATACACTTTTTGCCATTTGAGATGACCCAGTGTATCCTGTAAAATTAAACGCTGTATTTGCAAGTCCAATCACTTCAAAACTTGCTTTAAATGTGGCACCAGTATTGATAGTCAAATTAACTGGATATGCTACACCAGCCTCGGGGTCAAATGTGATTTTATTCGTAGCCATTTGAAACTCCTAAATTGGCAACAACTTCTTGTTGTTTTAAGTAAAGTTTATAATAACATTTTGCAATATTTTTAACTTGCTCAATGTTCTCTAAATTATCTATCTCTGAAGATACTTTAAAGTATTCAAAACTTTTACTTAAATTTTCTAATACTATTTTATCTGGATTCATTGATTAAACTCCGAAGTAAAGATTTAATTTCATTTAGGTCATCTTTCATGTTAGCAACGTCAGATTCCAAATCATTCATTTTTTGTTGCTCTTTTATTTTAGAGTCACGACGAGCAATGTACTCATTATATTCTGATTTATTCGTATTAATAATTGCGTTTGTTCTAGGATCTCTTATGAGATAGTCATATCCTTTAACTTTTATATTTTCCATATTATGCAAGGGTTATGACTCTTAACTCTCTAACTCTAGGAACATACGCTTGATTTGTCGAAGTAAGAACAAATTTAATTCTATATGCTCTAAAGGATGGTAGATTATTTGCAGTAAATGTATACTCTTTATAATCTAAATCTTCGGATAAAAATCCACGAGAATCGGAAAGACTTACATAATTGTCTGGCTTTCCATTACTATCAGATACATTAATTATCTCTCCCTTTGTATTTAAATTATCATATCCTGGGAAAGGAACAAAAATTGGATTGAAGTTTTCACTGTCATTAATTGCATAAAATGCTCTAATATCAGAGTAATCATTAATATGAGCTGACATTATAATTTTAATCGAAGATGCAGACGCTTCTAACACATTTTCTTTAGATATGTATTGACATGCAGTTGGATCCTCTGTGAGAGTATTTACTCTGTTGTCAGTTACATAATTAGAAATAACATTATTCACTCTATTTGAAGTTAAAATGATATTCATTCTTTGAACATCAATAATAGGAGACAAACGATTATCTACAGAACTTAAATTTAATTTAATGTTGAAAGATCTATCTCCTGGGAATGTTTGAATAGAAGTATTTGATGTTTCATTAACTCTAGAAGCAATAATTCGTGGAGAATTCAAATAATTTGATTTGTTAAGAGTAATTGGTTCATATCCTTTATTAACAAAAGGAACATCGGGTCCTGTTCCAGAACCATCGTTTAAACTAGTTCCAGAAGTAGTTCTCATTTCCGCAGTAACATTAGTTCCAGGAACTGTAATGTTTTGAATCATGGGAGTAATAATTTCAAACGGAATATTTTGAGTTGCCCGTGAATTTAATCCCCCAGAAGATTTAGTTTGATTCGCATAAAGTTTGGGGAAACTTACTCCATCAGTTCTAGCAACACCACTCGAAGCCATATCAATTTTAATATTGTATGAGTCAAAAGTAAGAGGATTTGAGACTGTTACATCATCTAACAAGTGAGTTTTATTAATTCTTCTTAAAGAAACACCACCAAGTTCATATTTGTAAACAGGAGTTCCTGCCAAATAATTCTTTGGATTAGAACCTCTTGTTATACCACTAATCGATCCTGCAGAAACAGAACTATAACTGATAACTTCACTTCCAATCAACAGATATCCAAGATTTGTTGTACCAACTCCAACATTTTCAAAAGTTCCGAAGTTTGAACTATCATCTACAGAAATTGGTGCGGTAGAATCTGAAGCATATGGAAGCACAAGTTTTGTTGGGACTATATCAGATTCAACGCCAGAAATTATAACTCTATTTGTTTCATGATACATACCATGATTTTTGTGATTGACAACCGCATGTAATCCATCACTCACAACTTCAATGATTGAAGGTGTTACATTTCCACCTCTCGCAGCATTTAAATCAGTTGTAATACCAAGACTATTTGTATACCTGAGAGTTTTTCCTGCGCCAACAACAAAGTCTCCTTGAACATTATCCAAGACAATTTCATTTGTACTTGCAATTGAGACAACAGACAAGCGAGCATTTCTACCAACAGATGTATTTCCTATTGTTGAAATACCAAGAACATCTCCAACTTGATAACCAGTTCCAGAAGTCACAACAGTTGCAGCAATTGCAATGCCATTTTCAATTGTCACATTTGCTGTTATATTTTTTCCAGTTCCAGTTATGTTTGTAAGACCAACACCAGCAAAAGTAAATGATCCAGAAGATGGGGTATACCCAATACCAGCATTAATAATTCCTAAAGTGCCTGTTGCAATACCTGCATTACCAACATAATTTCCAGTTGCATTAGTTCCTTGTTGAGAAATTGTGTTTCCAAATTGTAAACCAGTTGCAACTCCAACAACTTCTTGAAGTGTAGATCCGAGTCCAACTCTCACTCTTCTAGAATTCAAAACAATCGAGTTTGGCATTAATTTTGGAATTTGTCCATTACCCTCACCTAAAACTGGATTGTAAACTTCCAAGGTTCCTGATGGTTCAAACTCTGCTCTATAGAGTGTAAATTTCAAATCTTCCCATTGACTTGGTTCCCATGTAGAAGCGTTTTGAGACTTAAAGAGAGAACCCAGATATGGTTGATTTGAAATAAATTCATCAGTAACTAAATCAGATTCACCAACTCTTGAAATAAACACTCTATATTTTGTTGACCAAGAAGCAAGACAAATTGCATAGTCAACTCCACCCTCCAGATAAACTGGTGCTTTAAACGTAAATCTTGTAGGAACAGTTCCATCTTGAGATGTATTGATTTGACTTGGGTCAACAACAATTTCAGAGAATGGTAGAATTTTTTGAGTAGGAACTCCACCTTGCATCGTGCGAATCTGGAATGTCATGGGAATGTCCATGTCATCTTTTGTTTGGAAGAAAATATCACAACTTGTTATAAAGACTCCTGTTTCATCTTGTACTTGGAATGACTGTGCTAATGGGTCATACCATTCAGTAACAGTTTGGGATCTTGTTGTTTGTGATATAACTCTAGTGCCTGTCAGTTGTGGTCCAGTTGTTCTTCTAGCGCCGGCAGTTTCGGTCTCTTGCTTGATTTCAACTCTTGCATTTCTGACAGAAATAATATTTTCTTGAACAGTCTCTAGTGTTCCACTAGAAGAGAAAGATTCTTCTGCGATAGTATCTGCTGTATTTGCATTGTTGTCGGAATTGTTTATTAGAGTTAATTTTTTGGTTCCAGTTGCAAATCTTGGATTAGTTCCCACATTTGGATTTGGAATAAAGAAACTACCAATGAGATTTGCTCCAAGGTCTGATATGAGTCTAAGATTTGTGATTGTTGCTTGAGCACCACTAGTTTGTCCAACTAAAATCATTCCAGTTTCAACATATCCACTGAATTCTCCTTGTGCTTGTAGTGAAAGTGAGTATGTATCTACATTTAAAATTGTTGCCGTTGAAGAATAAGTAGCAGGAATTGTATTTCCTTGTCCTGCTAGTTGAACAGTTCCTGGTGTTCCCAAGAAAGTTTCCAATCCAGTGGCTCCAACTTGAGATGTGTATGGATTGTTAGTAAATACACTAGTTGGTGCATTATAAGGACCCTCTTTATGGTTACTTTGGGCAACTCTAAATGTAATTTGTGGATTAGATAATCCAATAACGGGTTGAATACCTGTATTTCTTATAGTGCCAACAACTGTTTCTCCCACTTGGAAAGAACCAGTGATCATTGAAATTTCAAGAAGTTTTGGAACACAATACTTTGTTACATTGACTCCATCAAAGAAAGCATAAATTTGGGTGAGTGGTTTTAATTTTTTAGAAACAAATTGAACGTTTCTAGAACGCATGAATGCAATAATTTCTCTATTGACAACTCTGTCACCGACAGATTGCATATCAAATTGTTCTGTAACTACAGTTCTTGTGCCAGATCTAGTTGATGTTCCAGTATCAATGACTTCTCTAAAGGAATCTTCAAAAACTGTATCAGTTGTGCTTTCTGTAAATGTTCTTGTTCTTCCAGTTCCACCAGGACCTTGGCGTCGTGTTGGACCTAAATCACCTCTAACCTCTCTTGTTCTGGTTGTATCAATAATTTCTTGTCCAGTCCAAACCGTCTCCCATGCATTCCATAAGATTGGACTTAATCCCGTTTGTGGGTCCAATCCTATTGTTCTTTGGGCATTGGCAATTGTTTCAGTGTAATTACCTTCGGTATTGATAATTTTTGCTTCAATTCTTGCAGTATCAACCCAAGTGTCAGATGCAGGAGTCAACTCTAAAGTGGCTTGCCAAAAACTTACGAGGAATGGTGTTATACTTTCGGTTCTAGTAGCAAAAGATTGTTTTAACCACTCAACTTCATTATAGTTTAAAGTGACAATATCACTTGATCTCTTAATACCAGTTCCTTCTGGTTGTAAAAATGCAAGGTCTTCAGTTGCACTTACATTTTCAACTGGACCTAATTGCAAATCAATTGAATTGGTGAAATGTCTAGGTCTTAATTCTTTATTAGGAATATCAATGCTGTTTTTAACCTCTACTGCGGATTCTTGTGGTAAAATAGTTGTGAAGTTGTCTACAAAGAAACCAGACTTAAATCTATTCAATCCACTAGAATCTGGAATAAACAGATTTGCAGTGTTGGTTTCAAGTAAAGAAAGTGTTGTGTAATATTCAAGATTTTTAATTCTGTCCTCAAGTTTTCTAATATCGGACATTCTATATCTTTTATGATTTAAGAAAGATAGAGATGCTGATTCTACATCGTACAAATATGGAGGCATGAGAACAGATCCAATTTCCAAAGCATCATCGATTGGAATTGGTTTATCTAATTTTTCGGATGGTTCTCCATATTGGATTTCAAATCTTCCATCTTTAGTCAGATAAATTCTATCAATTCTTCCAACGTAGAATGAAAAATTGGTGATAATAGATTCATCTGATGCTAAAATATTAGCAGCAGAATTTCCAGAACCATTAAAACTTCTGCCAAGGAATTCTAATGGTGATCTTGACCCCTCAAGTACACTATAAGTTGAAACTCTGGGTCTGATGTCAATTATATCAGTGTTTCTATTTCCGTTGATTGTAAGAATATCATTTTTATAATCAAAGGTATCATATGAATTTTTAGTTGTAATATCTCCATCATCAGAAGATTCGTAATATGCATTAGTGAAATAAATTTTTAATCTTCTAGACGGTTCTTTTACATTACTCTTTCTTGTTATAAACCCATGGTCATAGAAAGTTCCTTCTTGACCAGAATTGAAAGTATAATTTGCAGAAACGTTTCTGCTTGGAGTTTCTAATGTTGTGACTATTGCCTGTATTTTAGATTCTTCAAAAGTAACAGTTTCTCCTTCTTTGAATGAGATTTGATTTTTCAGGACATATGTAATTTGAGAATCGGATAATTTTTCTGCAACAACGGCAATTGCACCTGACGCAGAACCTGTAATTTTTTCTCCTATGATTAAATCAGATGCCTTTCCTGTAGGACCATTCAGTGAAGATAAAGTTACTTTTGGTGCAGACGCATTTGTTGTTGTAGTTGATTCAAAAATGCCAAGAATTCTAATAATATCTGGATTATTCAAACAAATGTTTTCATCTTGAACTCTAGTCCCATATGGGAAACTACCATAAGTGAGTCCATCATTTAGAGTTGTTGCTCCAACTCCAGATCCTGCAAGTTTAGATTTATCAATAACAATTGCATTTACTCTATTTTGTCTCTTAACTTTTGCTTTTGGTTTTGATTTTGTAAGTGTCGCAACTAAAGTAGCGCCATTATCATCAGTAGATAAGTTGTTAATTTGAAGAACCGTTGATCCAGAAGAGAACGAAAACTTATCAGAAGTCAGAACTTCAGTTACTCCATTTGATCTTACTAATGAATATCTTTCTTCATCGAAAGGTAAAAATGTTTCATTAGTACCAGCAGTTAAAGCAGATGAAAGACGATTTCCAGAAATATTTACAGTGTAAGATTTTCTGATGATCAAAGAGGCATCGGTTAAATCTACATTTGAAATATTTCTTCTTGGCATCGAAGTGTATAATGTATTATCTACAGAATCATTTAAAGGTGTAGATAATACTTTAAAGTCTGTTACTGACAAAGTAGATGATGGTGGGAGTTTTCCTTCCGCAACACCACTAACTGTAGTAACACCAGTGATTACGATAGAAGTAGAAGCTGTACTTACAACTCTGGCAAAAATTGGATCTGCTAAATTTAAACCTGTAAATTTAACCAAATCATTTCTTTTTACAATATTTCCGGGGAATAATGGATTAGTGCTGACAACAGTGCTCTCTCCAGAAGCAGCAACATACGCTGTAATTGTTGCAATGCCGACATTAAAGGAATCTGCCTGAATAGTATCCGCTGAAAAAGTTCTTGCAAATCCAACATTACCTAAATCTGGTCCACCATAAACAGATTTTACATTTGATATACCAAAAGAGGTCACCGCAGTGGCAACTCTTGTGTCTTCAACTCCATTAAAAATAAATGGTTCATTTGCTACAAATTCTCCGGATTTTTCATAAACAGTTAATGCTGTACCAGCAGAAACTGAACTTCTTAAAAATGCAGTTGCTCCACTATATTTGCCCTTTACGAAAGTAGGAACTGATAGTGTAATTGGCTCATTGACAGTGATATGGGAAAAAAGTTGAATATCATAGAGAGAAATATCCCATTCATTAATATTAGGATTAGATGAGGAATATGAACCAGACTCTAAATTAAAATCATAAACTCTTGCTAGTCCAATTTCTTTTCCTGGAGAAGTAATGCTATTAACACCAACTCTACTATCTCTTAAACTCAAAATATAAGTATTTCCAACTCCAACCACAGGATTTCCAAAAACACGATTTAACTTAAGAGTAGTTCCTGTGGTATAGTTAATACCTTGATTTTCTAGTGTTTTTGTTGTTCTTGTTTTAGGGGCGTCAATATAAGTTGTGCTGATAGTTTCGATCTCATACCCTTTAACAAAAGCTTTTCCTGGAGAAATTTGATAAAGTGCTAAATCTTCACTTGCTAAAGTTCCTGAATACGTAAATTGACCTTGCTCAAAAACGCCATTATTTGCTACACCATCATTTAAAGATTCTTTGACGGTAATATCAAATGGGGTGACAGTATAATCTCCAGATTCTGAAAAAGTTCTTCTTGCTAGTTCATCGGCAATTAAACTATATTGAGTGTTTTTAACTTGAGAACGTAAATTGCCGTTATTAACTGTTGCCAACTCAACGAAGTTTGAATCGTTGAAATCATCTATTGCTTTAAAAAATAATGAACATGTAATTTTCAAACGATCTGCTCCTGGAGCAGCATAATTGTTAAAACCTTTAGAATTATCCGTTAATGTCTCATCTTCGTCTGCATTTATAATCTCTTCTTGTACCCGAAGACCAATTCTTCCTGTTGGAGTATTTGAGTACTGTTGAAGAAGAATAGTTTCATCCTGAACATTTACAAAAGTTCCACGTACAAAGTATACTCCATTTGAAATTGAAAAAGATGACGCTGTAGAAGTTGCATTTGTAGAGATTGCAGACGCAAAAGATTCTCCAGACGGAATGAAAGTATTATTTAAAGGTCCAGTAATAATATCCGTATCTGCTGCTAATAATTCACCATCTAAAAACTGTTTAATATCTGGATTTTGAACTCCAGATGAGATATAAGAAATATAAATTGTTAAATTTCCTCTTTCGGAATCTTCTGATTTTAAAACTTTATCAATTATTGCAGTAACACCAGAAGTTAAACCAATAATTTTTCTTTTTAATAATTGTTCAATATAATATTCAACTGGAACTCCAAGATGGGTATTATTTAATTCCACTGCATAGTAACTTTGACTATATGCAGTATTTCCTGGAATTACTTTTGCGCCTTCTTTAAAAAAGTGTTGACCAAATTTATCAATCTGATTTTGTAAGATTGATTGAAGACCAGTTAATTCTCTTGCTTGAACTGGATAACCTGGCTTAAATAAAATTCTGTAATAATTATCATTTTCATCAAAATCATCAAAGTATGGAGAAACATTGAGATTAGTTTGCTGAGCCATAGTTAGTTAGAACTGCAATATAACTTTGATATCTTCTTTTTGATTTGAAGATCTTGTGATTGATGGTCTGTTGTCAACATATATGATACTTCCAGAATATTTTTTAACCTCTGGATTTGCCAAACCATTACTGAATGTCTGACCAAGATAATATGTCCTATTATTTATTGAGGTAGAAACACCACTAAATGCTGTGCTGATTGATAAATTTACACTACCACCAACTATCGTCAAATTACCTCCAGTTGAAGGTGCTGAAGTAAATCGAGTTAAATTATATCCATATGTTGGAGATGTTTGTGCTGTTCCAACAGTATTAAATCCTGCGAGAGTTCTTTCTTGCCAATATTTTAAAACACCTGTTACTTGGTCATAACTAATAACTTTACCAACAGCAGTAATTCCAGTTCCAACAGTTTGAGTTACAAGTGCATCTGGAGTAAATGATGCTGAACTATAACCTGCTCCTGTCAAACGAAGAGCATATACTGCACTTGCTTTATCTTGTGATAAAAGTTGAGATGAACCGTATGCTAAAGGATTTTCAATAATTCCAATTCTTGATACTTCATTTCCAGTAATAAAATCTGGATTTTCTGAATCATTTTCAATTCTTGCATAAAGGAGAATGTTGGTAGCTCCAAGTTCTCTATAAACATCCGAACCATGTCCTCCTTGAGGTGGAATAATTACATCCAAAACGGGAGATGATGATGGTGATGGAACTCCGCCCGCACTTAAATCTACGTTTCCAAACGTGTATCCAGAACCTTGATTTGATACTGTTACACTCTCTACTTGTTGATCATTATTAACAACTACTGTGCATTCTGCACCACTTCCGTCCCCTTTAATAGGAACTCTCGTATAAGTTCTATTTGCTGTTCCAACTCCAACTCCACGGTCTTTAATAACAACAATTTTGATTCCGCCATCAACGGCATTATCTCTCACAGATGCATTATCAGTGCTGGTCTCCCAATTACTTGGAACTGGCATAAATTCTGTTGAATCAAACTTTATTAATTCCGATGGTTTGATGGTGTAAAGATATTTCCAAATATATCCGTCACCACTTGTGCCAGCTGCCCTCGGTTCTAAATCAGTAAATGTTGGTTCGTCCAATGAAGGTTTTCCGTCAGGAGTTTCTGGCGTAGTTCCATTCTGAAGACAAATGTAAACTCTGTAATCGCTGTTTACTATAAAATAATTTGCAGAATATAACGATGTTCCGCTCGAATTTTTAGGAACGTTTGAAATACTATAATCATGACGATAATAGTCATATGTAATTCCAGACGACCAATTATTTTTTCTTACAACTTGTTTAACATCACTTGACGTTATCTTTTTTAAGGCTATTGTGGTATCCCAATAATCATTTTCAGAGCTAAAATTGTCTATTGGACTTGGTGGATTTGTATTCCAGTCGGATTGAATATTGTTTGGATTTGGCAATCCAATAAATGCATAGTAAGAGTTGGTTGAGGTAGAAACAGCCCCAACAAAATTTTTAGCATTCAATATTCTAATCTGATCAGTTATAATAGCAGCCATTTTTTAGTTTTTTATTTATTTATGAACTGTAGTTCTGATACTTAAGAGATTTATTTCTCTTAACAACTGGACCAGTCTGAATACCAACAATACCTTTTGTTGTAATTGCATTATATGATTGAAGTTTATTTCTTTCAGATAAGAGAAGTCTTCCCCAACTATATTCTCCATAGAAACTACTATATCCCAGTCCAGGTATAGTTAAACCATTAAAGTTGGAAACACTAACAGTTACTCTAGTAACTACAGTTACACCAAGTCCAATAGCTCCTGTAGTTGCAACTCCCACACTAGCAACTCTATAAATGTTGTCCAAGAATGACGTGCCAACGCCAACAACTGAATTTCCTTCTCCTAAAGAGGTGACGCCATTTCCAACATTTGAATTGAAAACAATAAAGTAATATCCAGTATCAATTCCGCTTCTGGTTGTAAATGAAGTTACATCAGCATTTCTTAAGGAAGAATTTTGTGGTATTACTAAATCAAACACAATTCCTGTAACAGCGGCTCCAACTGAAGTTGTAGCAATTCCTGTAATAATTCCAAAATCTCCTTGATAAGAAACAATAGTGTTATCTTCAGTTGTAAAAGTTGGTGGTCCTATTAAAACAACGGGAGGATTTGTTACTGTATATCCAGTTCCAGGTGATGTTATAGATATGTTCGAAATAGTTCCTCCAGCAGAAACAGTTGCTGTAGCAAGTGCTCTTGCTGTCGTTCCAAACCCAACTGGATTTTGAATATTGACTTCTGGGCTTGTAGTATATCCAACTCCACCGCCAGAAATTACAACAGATGATATTGTTCCTGCTGCAGAAACTAAAGCAGTCGCTGCTGCTGAAACTTTGTCAGTATTATTTACAATTACAATTTCTTTTTGGAAATCAACGGACACAATATTCTCATTTGTTGGATTAAAGAATGGTCGAATATTATCAACAAAAACCACTGTTGATCCAATTCCAACTGATTGGATTAAATATGCTGATGGGAAAATTAAAGGTTCATACAATTCTCTGGACTTGCTTACAATTTGGCCATCAATAATTCTATCTTCAGTTTGTCTGCACCATTCGACTGGTCTATAAAGTGTATTGTCCTCTGACAAACCTGGACCATAATAAACTGTTGTGTCTGTTGAGTTTGAAGAAGTAACTTCTGTTACTGTTCTTGTAGTTTGTTGTAAGAAAGACTGTTGATTGAGATTTTTGCTATATCCGATAGTTAAATCATCTCCAGCTTTTACAGTATCAATAACCTCCCTGTCAATAACATCAGAACCACCAGTTCCCTTATAGAAAATAAATTTAAGAGTATCTCCAGACTTTGGAGCTTCTTCAAAAGTTATACTACTACCACCTGTAAATGTATAGGATTCTCCAGGAACTTGAAGAATATCATTGATAAAAATTAAAAGCGTGTCTTGAACTGTTATGTTAGACCCTGGTTTTGCTTGAATTGAAAGTCTGTTACCATTATTACTAATTGGGAAAGTTTTTCTAGTTCCATTAAAGAGATTTGAAAAATCATCTAACATTTGCAACTGTCCAATAGACCAAGCGGAGAAAGAGTCCTTATCAATCTCTTGTACAGTGACTTGGAATTCTTTGAAATTTGCACTTGATGTTGTTGGAATTCCTGTTAATCCTCCAGTTGGAATTGTTAAAATTTGTCCCACACCATAACCATAACCAGTATTAACAATCTCAAAATCAATAACACTGGATCCTTGTCCAACTACAATGTTAATTTTTCCTTGAGCACCGCCACCACCTGCTGACTCTGCACTGTAAGATAATGGAATGTTTGTATATGATAATGGGGGGTCAATGACAACATATGGTGGATTTGATGAAGTATATCCAACACCTGGGTTGGTAATTGCAATGCTTACAACATGACCATTGCTTACCACAGCTGTACCAATGAACTCAATATTTGGTGTTTCTCTAGATGAAAGTGCTACACCAACACGAACAGTTTGTACACCAACTCTATATCCAGAACCACTGTTTCCAACGCTTACGAGAGAAATAGTTCCTGCTGCAGAAACAATAGCTGTGCCACCAGCACCAATAAGAGGTTGATATCCAAATCCTGCTGTCGAACCAACAGAAACAATTACACCACCGACAGGTATGTTCGCATTGTTTGGATCATATGTAACAGAACTCGCAGTTCCAGTGAAAGAAATTGTTGTAATACCAGATGCCTCATTTAATGTATAATCATATGTTAATCCTGGTCCTTGGAAAATTCCATTTATTAAAACGATAGCATTATTTGTTGCAACACCAATCACATTTGAATTGTTGGATGTGAGAGCAAAGTTTTTGATTTGCCCCGTAAAGTTTTGAGAAATATCATCATAAACATAATTTTTAGAGTAAGTTTCATCTGTTCCACCCTGAATCCCAGAACGAGTAAAGACTCTTCCATTGAAACTAGATGATGTAGTAATACCAATCCAATCCCTATATTGTGGTGGGTCAGTTGCAGTTCCAATGGGATTATTTCCATAAGGAGCTTCAATGAAATAAATCATATTATCAATGATGTTGTAGTTCCCTTGAATCTTTGTTACTTTAGAACCAGTTGAATGCCCAGCAATAGTTGTCCCAAGCCAAGAGCGAGCAACCTTAACTGCATTTGTGCTTCCAATACCAACACCAAGAACTTTCATAATTTCATTATCAACCTTAATATAATCAGCACCAAAGAAAGATGTTATACCGCTAAAATATGCTACATCTTCGGTAACAAGAAATTCTTTAGATAGAGAAGTTGTAACCGAAGTACCAACAATTGGTGACTGTATTGCGTTGTCAATTGAAACTAAAACTTTTTGATTTTGATTTTTAGATGTTATACTATGAGATGTTCCTATACCCACAGAGGTAATATCAAGAGCAACGGGGTTTCTCTTGAGAGCATTTTCAGCAGTTGCTGCAAATCTTATTTTATTTTCACTAACTTTAATTACAAATACTGATGAAGGAAGTTTGTCTGTGGTTCCAATTCCAATAATGGATGTTGTTCCAATTCCTATACAGTTGGTGGTAATTCCAGTTTGTGGTGCATAAGAAACTTCTTCGCCACTGACAAAGAAATGATTTGGTAAAATTACTGAATTATCAGCAACATCAACAACATTAGAATCTGTGCCATCAAATACTCTCTTGAAAATTGGGTATGTTTTGTGGGTTAAATTAAAATCTTTTTTAATAGTTGCCTCAGTTCCAACGTAGATTACAAATCCACTATCAATAGAAGCATTGTTAAAGTCTTTATATGCTTCTCCAGATGCATTTTCAGTTATTCGAAGTGCATGTGTTAACGTTTTAACACGAGCATTGATGCCACTATTTGGTGTGAAAGTTAATTCTGTAATATCACCAGTTCTCCTTCCACCAAAAGTTCCTAGTCCTGCAAAAGTTTCAACATTACCATATTCCGTCAAATAAACTTCAGTATTATCATCAAGAATAATTATTTCACAGAATTGATAATTGTTATTTGTTGTATCCGATACTTGTACCAAACAGTATGCAGCATCATAGTCATTAAAATAACTTGCAACACCAACAGCTGATGGAGATCCAGAAGATGCAATAATTGTTGATTTTGCTGTAAGTTCTCCATATGACATCGCAAAAGTACCAAGTCCAGTGTATCCCTCTGATGAAATTGCAACAACAACGGTATTGAGTTTGGCAGTTACAATTCCAACTGCTGGAGTATAATCAATTTTAATGTCTGAACCAGAAAAATATGGATAATATGTACCAAGACCAGAAGAAGAGAATGCATCTAAAGAATGAATACTCAACTGACCGTACTCCAGCATTTCAATTTCTGTGCCGTCATGTACAAGATTTAGTTCCTCATATTCACATCTACCATCATCCGTTTCAATATTAACTAAAATCTTGGCGGATCTTGTTCCAGAAGATGTTGTCCCAACTCCCGCAAGAGTCACCATCGTTTGTGCAATTGCGCCATTGGCAAGGATGCTAGATGTTGCAATACTCACTAATGCACCATTAAATCCAGCAACTGTTGATACTCCTATTGTAGTGCTTCCAATAGAAGCAAGACTTGTTGTTCCCATATCAAGTTGATCAATATTGTATGCTAAAGGAACAACGTTGTAGTTGTTTAATGTATATTTTACTGGATAGAAATTGAGAACACCGTCTGAACCATCAACGACATAATCAAATGAGCCAAGATCAAGAACTGATTCAACTCTTCCATATTGATTAATCATTGAAAATCCACGGCCAATGTCATTTAAAACAGTAACCATCATTATTTGTCTTTCGCCAGTGAAGAGTCTATCTCTTACATATACGATAAATTTTTGCGCTCTTCCATCAGCAAGTCTTTTTCTAAAAACTTCAGTGTATGGTGTGGATCTTGGGTTATTATTAAATTCTCCACTAATATCATCAATAGTCAATACTCTATTAGAAATTGATTCTGCGTAGTCTGTCAAAATTCGTGTTTTGAAAATTATTTCGTCAGAAAAAGCGAGAGTATTATTTGAAAGATAAGTTTCAGATACTAAATCAAAGTTTGGAACGCAATTTAAATCATAGGAACTAATTAAATCAAGTTGGTTTGTCACAGTTCCTATGGGTCGGAGAGTTAGTGTATCTACTAACAGCGATGGGAGTTGAGATTCTATTTGCAAATCACTGAATTTTTTGAATCCAGAAGTATGATTTAAAGAACTTACCGTATCATTCCATTCTTCATATGGGACTCTTGATTTGATTGAATATGAGAAACTTTGATAATAATCATTGTCGTGAATTCTTTGAAGTTCATCATTTAAAAATCCAGTCGAATATTCCCAACCATTTTCAACTACAGAATAGTAATCTAAACCATAATTGGACTCAAATGCTACAACTTCTTTTATCAGTCCTTTGGCACCAGTTTGTGGTGAACTTATTACTTTACCTACAGTGAAAGTATGAGAAGTTTCAACAGTTAAGTATTTACTATCAGCGTCCCAATCAAATACAACTCCAGATGCATTTCCATCAGTAACTTCATTAGATTTGACAAAATTATTTGATTTTAAAACTGGATTAAATTGTGGAAAATATTTTTCTGGAACTAAAGTCATTGACGAATTTTCAGAATCAAAGTTACCTGGATATTCACCATCGTTCACATATCCACTCATTGTGTATGTTACAATTCCAGCTCCGCCACCAAGATTGGGGTGAGTTTTAGTCACCGTGAATAAAGAGTAGTTGTATGAAGAAGAATTAAATCCTTTTCCAGTTGAACCTACACCAACACTGACTCCCTCTACTAAAATTTTATCATTTACTGATAATGGGAAAGAATCACTATATTCAGTTTTTAAAGTAGCTGTTACTTCTTGAGTTGCGGTGTTGTAAGTAAGAGTAGAGACTCTAACTCCGTTTGGATTTTCTGTTGGAATAATTGTTGGTTTTGTATTTGATAATTTTAAACTATTTTGAATAATTTCTACTTTATCTCTACCAAGGACATATTTTAAGTCAACATCATCAATTATATTTTTTGTTTTTCCGTCAAGAACAATAAGTTTTGGCGCTATTGTATATCCAGTTCCGAAAGAGGTAATACCAATGTAGTCAAATCCTGTCAGAGGTTCAACTTTTAAAACCTGTGGAATACTAGCATCTGGTTTTAAAGTTAAATCTGATGGGTAGTCAAACCCAATATTTTCTATTTTTGTAGTTTTAATTTTACCAATTGTCTTACTTGAAGCTTCTAATATTGCTCCTGTTCCATAAGTAGAAGCAACTGTTGTTATTCCTGGTACTTTTGAGTATCCTTTTCCCTTGTCACTGATTTTAACCGAAGATATTGGTCCAAACGCATTAAGAGAATCGGTTGAATAACTAATTGCAGACTGCGTTGAGTTGTAAGAAGATGATTCAGGATATTTACTTAAGTTATAAGAGAACGTGTTTGCAGTGTAATCTGAAACAGTATATTTACCACTATATTCACTTTTTTTAACTAATATTTGATTATTTAAATCAACACTATTATCAACAACAATTTCTTTATTACCTGTTAAATTATCTGGAGTATTGATCGGTGAAAGTTTATAGTAGAGAATATCTGGAGTATTTTCGTTCACTTTAAGAGTAACTTTCGCATCAGATGTCACTCCAACTGTACCACTTTGAGAAATATCAAATGTTGTCTCTGCACCACTAGTCTCATATTTTTGTGTAAAACGAGAATCTTTATAAAACTCAAGCACAAAAGCGGCGTAATTAGTGCTACTTTGTGTATATGATAATGAAGAATCTCCTAGATTAAAAGAAACTGTAGAATTTCTATAGAAAGTTAATGGTGGATTGACTGGAGAAATTGTTCCAGAAGATTGAGTTGATATGTCTACAAAATTTGGAATTGATTTTTGAGTTTCAAATTTACTGTTAGTTAGTTTGATATTATCTTTATCAACAACATAAACAAAATATTCTCTATCATTTAAAAGACCTCCTGCAGGCGATGATGAATTATGAATAATCTTTTGCCCTGTAACTAAACCATGATTATTCAAATAAATTGAATTTGAAGTGGTTCCGACACCTGCTGCAGTAAAACTTAAATCGGTTGATAAAAGTTTTCTGTTAGGAGAATTATATTTAAAAGTAACTGAAGTAGAAATAGATGGATTAACACTGACATCTATATTATCACCTCTCAATAATCCATGAGTATTAGCAGCTGCGACAGTTACAAGATTTTTTTCTATTGTAGATTTAATGACACCTGGATATTGTATTTTAAAACTGTGATGTGTTCCGGTTCCTAATCCAACAAAGTATAAAAGACTTTGATGAGAAGTTGTGGATGCAATTCCTACAAAAGTACCTGTGGTTCCTAAACCAACACGAACTGATGAAATTCCAATAAGGTCATCATTTAATTTTGCAACATATAATACAGAATGATTTGATAATCCATGAGTTGAACCTCCACTTACAGTTGCCACTCCTATGGAACTTCCCGTATTTGTTTGATATGTTATTTCGTCTCCAGTGATTAAACCATGATTTGGTAGATAAATTGATCTTGTTGGAATAAAAATTTCAGTGATTCCAGCTCCAGGATTAGCAAATGATAGAGTAATTCCAATTCCAATTCCAGCAGTCGTCCCTATTCCAACAGACTCTTTTGGATCAAAATAATATTCTTTATTTGTCTTATTATCAAAAGTTGTTTTGTATCCAACATTAATTGTAAATTTTCTGGGCAATTCTTCTATTATAGCAGTTGCAGTATGAGCAGTTGATACAGTTCCCTCTACTTGTCTTAAAATTCTAATTCTTGAAGAGAGTTTATCTACATTTAAAACTTTTACTTTTTCCGAATCTATTAAAAGTAAGTCATTTTCTCTAATATTTGAGAGATTGAGGTCACCTAAAACAGAAACATAAGTTACTATCCCCGTCACAGATGCGGCAGAAACCGCAGAAGACAAATTCAACTTATTAGTTGTTACTCCTACTACATATGAACCCTCTATTAAAGAGGCAGTTGTTGAGACACCAGAGACTACAACAACATCATTAAACTTAAGAGTGTGTGGAGATGTATAAACGCCAACAAAATCTCCATTTCCATTGATGGGATATAACTCAACATCTAAAAGTTTTGTATTTAAAACACTAATTGTACCAACACCAACTCCGGACAAACGAGAAACTTTAGCAACAGCAGAAAGACCCCTGGTTGCATTGTTACTGAAAACAAGTTTATCGTTCACTTGATAATTGTTTCCTCCGGTGACTATGCCAACAGAATCAACCGAACCCTTTTCAGCAAATTTTATGGTAGAATCTTGAGTAACATACTTATAAGATTCGCTAACATATTCATATCCACTATATTTTTTATCAAGAGAATATGGATATGTATTTCTAATCCAATTACTGTTGTTCAAATCATAATCATTTTGATTTGAATCTTTCTTGGTATTAAATTGATTTGGTTTAGCATTGAACGATTTACCAATTAAATATGGGAAAGCGGGTTTTTTATAATTTTTAAAAACACCATCAGCGGAAGGTGCAGCATCAAACGTTGCGAAATAAGCGTAAGTTCCATTAGGGAATTCTGGAGTTACACAAAATCTTCCATTATTTTCATCAAGAATTGTTTCATTCGAAGAATTTGTCCAGGTAAAATCTTCAACAAAAAATTCTGATGGAAAAACACTTGTTGGTGGTCTGTTTGGTTTTAAGTCTATAGCATATCCAGACTTGAGTTGAGCAACTATTCCACCAGACTTTGTGCTATATCCATAAGGTCCATATATTGGATAACCGTCATAAGACCATCCAATAATGGGTGAGTGATCTGAATTTGTTGCTTCTTGTCCATTTATTAATGTTAGGTCTTTTTTACCAAATAAAGTATTGCCATCTGCGTCAGTTGCGTATAAAACTCTTCTTAAGGCTCTTGGTGCATATACATGCGAACACTGAAGTCCAAAATCAATATTGGTTGGTTTGGATATAAAGGCATCATCTTCAGTTAGATTATTGTAATTCTTTCTAAATTCATTTACTCTCCATGTTTGAAGATTTGTTTTAAATTCTGCACCAACGCCTGCTGATTGAACAGTTATAAACGTTGTTGAAACTCCATACCCAACTCCGCCATTGTTTATTTTTATGGACGTAATAACTCCATTTGTAATTTCTGGAGTAAGAGTTGCACCGGTTCCAATTCCAGAAACTGATAATTTGGGTGGCGTATTGTAGTTGTTTCCACCATTATTGATTGCTACACTAACAATTTTTCCTTGAGAAATTACGGGAGTTAGTTCCGCATTACTGCCAGAATATAAATTTATGGTTGGGTATCTCTCAAAATTGAGGACTTCCGATGCGCCATATCCAACGCCATTATTTGAAAGATGTACGGAAGTAATTTCACCTCTAACAATTGGTTGAGCGACTGCTTTAAATGTTTCTTCGGCAATTGAAGAAATTCCTACGTTTCCAATTACTTCGACTGAAATTTGTTGATAATTGAAAGTGTGAGTCCCTACTCCAACAGACGTTAAATTCTCATATTGTTTTGTATTAAAATAAAAGTCTTTTGTGGTGGTTCCAACTCCAACTACAGACAATTTAAATGTGTTTTCATCAACAGTTGTAACATAATACTCCGATAATGTAGAAAGTCCAGCAATTGGAGTACCATCAGCGGAATATTTAATAATTTCTCCAGTTTTATAATCATGATTTGGAATTGTAATTGTATCTAAAGACGTGTTAATTCCAGAAACTCCGCAAGTTCTCTTTTTATTTTCATATCCAACTCCAGGATCAATTATTGAAATGGAATTTAACACTGCTTTTCCATTCAAAGAACTCAAAGCATGAATGCCACTACCGTAATTTGTAAATGTTACGGTATTAATTCCAAGAACAGCATCATTTAATGTCTTATGAAGTTTTACAGTATAATCATCTTTTGTTGATACATGATATATCGCACCAGTATCAAGACCAACAAGTGCGTTTCTACCAAAAGTTTTATATACTACTCTTTCGGCGTTTCTAAATTTATGATAGGTTGAAAATCCAATCGAAGAATTTGTAGATCCAATACCAATGGCAGTTCCAATTCCCGAGGCATTAAAAGTAACTTCATATGGAATCGTGACCAATTTTGCTTCTGCTCTTGCCCCTAAACCATTTCCACCACTAATTTTAATGGTTGGAACTTCCACATAATCAAAACCAGAATTTAAAACTCTAATCTCTGCAAAAGATCCTTTGACCGAACAATATCCCGTTGCCCCAATTCCCGTAGAGTCTGTAATACTCACAACTGGTGGAGATACTACATCATAATTTTTCCCACCAGACACAACTTCAACGGAATTAATTTTTCCATAATAAACAATATCTCGTGATTTATAATTTAAAATTTCTACACCGTTTACTAAAATTCCATTATATCCAATTGTTGTTTCATAAACCTTTCCATCATTAATTGGTGGAGATACTTCTCTTAATAGTTTTTGTGGTTCAATGAATTTATCTTTGTAATCATATTTTTCAATAATATTATTTTGAATAGTTACTGTATCGCTACCATCAGTTTTTACTTTTGCAAAAAGTTCATTATAAATGTTTGATCTACTCTTGGCTAATTTTACACTTTTTTCGTCTATTCTTTTTACAAAATATAATCCCTCTTCAAAGAGTGAACTTATCACATACTCTTGAAAAATAGATTCTCCGCTAGAATCTATGGTAATAACAGACCCCTTTTCTGGAGTATAATAAATTGAATCTCCTGTAAAGAAATTATGATCGACAACATTTGTGAACGTTAGTGTTTCTTCGTCTTTATTAAAAGTTCCACTAAACGTTATTTTTTGTGTTTTTGGTCCGAATTTTACTCCTGTTGGTGAAAGTGGTTCACCGAAAGATGGAAGCGATGAAGAAGCAACAAGAATTTTATCAGAATCTAAATATACGTTTTGTACGTTTGACGTAATCTTATTAAGATTTTGGTGTAAACTAGAGTCAATCTTTGTAATCGTTCTTCTTGCTTTTTTAATTACAGAGGGGTCATTGATTCCAAGACCTCTAATTAAGCAGGTTTGGTTGTTAAAAACGTCAAAAACAATAAACTTATTAGGAAGAACTGTGTCGCTATTATCAATTAAAGAGACGCCATCACCTATTCTAAAGATGTTGGAATCTGTTGTTACTAACCTATAGGTATTATTTGTAGAATCAATAAGACTTAATGACGAAACATCATAACTTTGTGCAGTATTAAATAACCACCCATTTGCTTTTTTACTATTAGAAACTCTTCCTAAAGTTTTAAATTTAATTGTAGAACCAGATTGTTGGTATTTTGTAGTTGCTGGTATATTGAGTTGATTCAATACAGATCTAATTTTTATTCTAATACCGTCTGTTGTGCCAGCTCCAGATGCATATGCATAAGTATCTTGGTCAATACTTGTTTTGTCTAAAATTGTCCTTGTGACTGCTTCTGTCGAAATACCCAAAAACTGATTGATAGTTTTATCTGAATAAGTTACAACACCTGTTGTTCCATTATTATAAACAAAAGATAAAGTTCCATTTTTTGGAAAACCTACTGTAGAATCAACATCTATGAAAGTTTGACCTGCTCCAACATTTCCAATAATTTTTGTTTTGGGATGAATTGATAGTTCACCATATAATAATTCAACAGACCCATCATTTTGGGTATAAGACCCATCAATACTTACTCTATAGTAAGAATCCGTCAAAACCCCAACAGAAACTCTTTCTACATTTGATACTGGAGCATATGCTTTTGAAATGTTTTCAAATTGGTCTTGAAAGAGAGTTTTATTTAAAAGCTCAAATGGATCTCCTGAAACTGACTCTACAATTAAATCGCGGGTTTTTTTATAGTTAGCATTTGAAGGTGAGATGACATAATCTCTTGGGCGTATTACACTTACATCTTCACCATAAAGAGATTTGAAAAGAATTTTAAAAGACTCATCAGTTCCTCTAGTAGAATAAAAGTCTTTTGATTGGCGAATAAATTGTGGTTGATTTAATCCATTGACTAAATCTCTACCCTGCAATCCAGGTAAAACTTGTTTTTTAATTTTTTTTAAAAATTCATTTAAAAATAAAACACTGAGATTCTCTACTAATGTTTCATTCGAGTGATTATCCGCTACAGAGGTCGAAAAAATTAAATCTTCGGGATTATTTGGATTCGTAAATGAAGTGATTCCACTAAACCCTCTTACGCATCCAACAAAAGAAACGTCAGTTTTACTGGCATAGGTAATCACCTCATTATCAATTTTGATGAGTCCATAATTTGCTGGGAATCCTTCTGTATTTTCAACTGCAATAGTTGTATCAAAAGAATCAATGTCTTCTGTGAGAGTTGTGGATTTTATAATTTTTCCACAAGAGTCTAACTTAATATATGAGTCAATATTTTGAATTAGGTCAACAGGAGCTCCTTGATATTCCTGTCCCAAATAATATTGAGATAAAAATTCACCAATTAATGGAAATTCCTCTTGAACATAAGAGGGTAATTGGTTTTTTACAATTTTGTTAAACTGAACTCTCTTTTCTGTCATTTCTTCTATCTAACAATGCTTTCGTTATGATAACTTGAACTTACTTTATAATTTGAACCTGCAGGGTCTAACCCAGAACTGATTTCATCAACAATCATTTCAATATTACTTCTATCTAGTTGTAAATATAAATCCTGTAAACCAATCACATCATTAGAACTTGGAATTGCAGAAATTTCTAAAATTTGTTGCCCATCTTTTGTTTTTCCCGAAATAATGTTTACTGGATTGAGTGTAATACGACCTTTTTTATAGTCGATTTTGCCAATGTTTCTTCTTCTAACATTTGGTGTTGTTGAACCAGCAGCAGGAAGAGAGAAAATTGAAATAATTCCAGTTTTTTTATCGGAATTTGGAACATCAAACAGATAAACTTCTTCAGAAATATCAACAAGTCTAAAAGCACTTGATTTAATGTTGTATCCATTCATTGATGCAATGTGAATTTCATTTCCAAAGTCAATAGCGTACTCTGCAAAAGTATTTAAGGCAATTCGCACATCTCTTCTCATTTGAACCGTTGTAATATTTGATGTAACAGAAGAGTGACTTTGATCAATGACCTTTAAAAGTTTACTGTATTTGAATCTTGCTCCATATCTATTTAATTCAGATGATTCGGCGTACTTATTGATATTTGATTGAACTAGAGTGGATACAAATGAAGCATTTGGCGCTAAATTGCTGTTATAGTAAACTTTACTGTCAAGTTCAACGTACAAGTACTTAAGATCTAAAATTTCTGGAACAATTCCAGCAACAGCGTATTTTTTTAAGTCCCTTTTTATATTTTCTTTGATTGAATTGGGAACAAAATCCCCAATTCTTGGTTTTATGCTAATAAAAACTTTCCCATATTGAGGGGGGACCAATTCTTCACCACCAAATACAGAAATTGACTCTGCTTCTGGGTATATTTTATTGGGAATCAAGATTTCATAGTCATTTGCAGTTAAAGCTCTGTTTTGAGTTGAATATATCTGGGGTGCATACTTTCTAATTGAGTCAACACTTTCAATTTGCTCACCACCACTTGATGGTAGAGTTGCTGTAATCAATGAGATGCCACTTGTAATGGTATATTCGACAGAATTTCTTGTATATGTTAATCTTCCACTAAAAGTAAAATTACTAATACCATTTGCAGAGTCTCCATCAGTCACAACGTATGAGACTTCAATGACATTTCCATCTTCTAGTGCTTTTCCAAAAATATCATCACCAAAAACAATCTCATATTGTTCATCTTCGACCTCATTGATAAAATAAATCGTCGAATTTCCTGTTACTACAGATCCAGAAACATTATCAAACAAATTATCTTGTCTAGTATATCTAACTGATACTGTGGAGAGATTACTTGGCTTGACACTTACCTTCAAAGTATCTAAATCAATGCCTGCATTTGGCAAAATAAATCGTTGAAATGGATTTCTAGATGAATATTCAAAACTTTGCTCAATGACTGTGCCTTGATAAACTTCTAATGCATCAAAAGTTGCAATTCCATCAATGACAGAAACAGATTTGTCTTCGGTAATACCAAAAACATAAGATTGCCCTGCAAATTGATTACTTGTTGCAACAACAGGACCTTTTTTAAGAACTAATGTAGATGGTGTCGGTGAAATATTTGTAGTATCAATAAAAAAATTGATAGATGCGCGAGAAGACTTCTTTGATCTCGGCAAATATCCAATATTCCTTGCAAGAGCGACTACGTTTTCTCTTAAAGTCGCACTATCAATGAACACCTCATTTGCAATCATATTTGCATTATATGAGGTGATGTAAGTATTGTAGGCTAAAACATCAAGAATCGTTGACAGATTCGACCCATCAAAGTCATAATCTGTAAAATTAGAATTTGATTTTAGATAGTCTTTTAAAGTTTGTTTTATCTGGTCAAAATCAAGACCAGTGAAGTTTTGAAGTGGCATTTATCGTGTTGGCAACAAGACGAATTCTAATTGTTGAGCAGGAATGTCTGCTCCGACGATTCTATATACGATAACAACGTTAAATCCATTATTATCATAGTCTGGAGTTGCCTCCACACTCACTAAATTCACTCTCGGCTCATAATTTTGAATTGAATTTTCGATTTCATCTCGAATTGTAATCGCGGTAATATCGTCAATATTTTCAAAAAGAGAGCGAGTTACATTTGAACCAAAATCTGGGTCAAAAAACTTCTCTCCAGGAAAAGTAAATACAATATTACGAATTGAGCGGGCAATCGCGGTTTCATTTTTCAAAGCAATTAAGTCATCATTTAAGGGATTAACCTGAAATGACATACTAATGTCCTTAAATCCTTGACTTACCCGCTCTAGAGGCATGGATGATACAAATTCTAACTTATTTATGGGCAATTTTTAACTAAAATTCTGATAAAGGTATAGGTTCGGTGCCATATTCCCAATCATCATAGTCTTCATCATTACGAATTTTGGCATGTAACTCTTTTTGTAATGAAAAATCATGTTTTTTTGGAGTTTGATTGTCATTCGCAATCTCTCTCAACATTTTTTTCTCGTTGTTCTCCATTTTTTGCTCCTGATTCGTTAAAATCAGAACTTTTTACGGGGTTGCTATCCCGTTCTTTTGCAGTTTTCCAAAAATATTCATCTTCATGACCCATTCCAAGTCGATCATGTCCGTTTTCAACTTGATAGTAGCGTGTTGAAACTTTAAAATCTGGGGTTTTTGGTTCTTTTGGAGTTAAACTATTGTCATAAATGCGTATTCGATTGTTAGGATAGAGTGCAAACTGCCCATTGTGCAACTCAATGAGGTTGTGTGACTTGTGTTCAGCAGGATTTTCACTTGTTGCATAGTCAATCGTATCAGGATCTTGATGATAATTATCTAGTGTGCAGATATAAGTCCCTTTCTGTGCTCCAAAATCACGAGTATAACACTCATAATCCATGGATCCAATGAATTGTTTTTGTACAGCAACTACTCCATAATCCATACAATTCCAAAATTGAAGATTAGGTAAATCTAAATCTGGACTTGGAGTTTCTGGACGAGATAAAAAAGCACTAATTGGCAATTTATCATACATTGCAGCATACTCTGGTAAATAGGTTTCAAAATAAAAAGCGCGTCCAGGCATCGATTTAACCGATACCCAAACGCCTTTTACAAATTCACCCCAACCACTTTGATGATCCGTTAAGTATTCTTTACGAACCCATACCTCTTGAGAAGGTAAATTAGCAATCAAACATGCCATGTGAACTCTTTTATTGACTTAACTATTTACCCTGTCCCCGATATCTTTTTTTCCTCCCATTACGAGAGGTTGGACTGAGTAATGTACGAGGAGAGCGCCCTTGGCGAGTTTTCTTTGGTGCTCCAGGTTCAAAAATAACCTTATTGCTTCCACCACCTTTAGCCATTTAAAATCCCTCCATCAAATAATACGAGTTTTTTCATGACCCACACGAATACGAGGATCACACCAGATTTCAAAGCCTGCATCCTTTGCATCTAAACAGAATGAGACATCTTCACCACACATGTCTTGAACACTGCCAGATTCGAAGACTTGCATCTTTGGAGCAAACCAAGGATATTCGAGATTCTCAAAAACGCCCTTTTTAATCAACACCCATCCAAAACCTGTATAGTCTACTGTAAAAGGTTTCTTCCGTTTTGACATTGTTTCGACAGTTTCGTGATTCATCACTCCACCATTCTTACGGAAATCATCCTCTTCCAACCAGTGTGCGACAGAAGTTGTGTGACCATCTTCCGTTGCATACCAACCTGCAGTAATTTCCTTCTCTTCTCCATCAGCAGAAAGAGCTAAATCACAGAGTTGCCAGAACTTGGTTGTATCAAAAACAATGTCATTATCAATCCAGAGTTGATAATCATACTCTAATTTACCATCCCAAGGAATTTGCTTTGGTCCTCTCAAAACGTTTGCACCAAGAACCTTACAACGTGCAAAGTTTACCATTGATGAGTAGTCTTGAGAAATTTGAATACTCATTCCATTCTGAACCATATCAAAACAAAGTTGTACAAAGTTCTTCAGAAAGATATATGAACAACCTCTACCAGGAAGACAGAATACAATTCCTTTTCCTCTCATTCGTTCTTTAATTGCATCAATATCCCAAGTTGGTTCTTGAGTCTTTGGTGCTACTGTTTTTACTGTGAATCCTTTAGCCATAAGATTGAATTACCTTCAAAATCAATTTTATCGTTCTATTTAGAATTTGTCAATACGAAGCATTTTGCTGTATGTCTTTTCTTACAAACACCTCTTCGTATGACAGATCTTCTGGTTCATAGTCAGTTTTCATCAAACCTACAAGATGATGAAATGTATTCCATGTGGCACGAAAATCTTCTTCTTTAATCGAATGCATCAGACACTTATCTTTTGCGTAGATATGATAAACCTTTTCCATAAAAATTTTTTGGGCGGAATTTTTTTGATCCCAAGGTATATAGACTTTGAATACCTCTCCGGAAATTTTTTATCAGTCTGATATTTCTCTCGCGTTTTGTCACCTCTGTAGGTTAGGGTAGTTTGCTTTTTTTATAACGACAACGCCGCCCCGCGCCTATAACAACCGCCCGCAAAACACTGCCAAACGACTATAACAACGAGTATAACATAAACGCTCCCCAGTGTCAACCAGGGAGCACACAGTTAGTATTACATTAGAACGCGATTTCCTCCAGAGTGGGAATACCCAGAGCAGACTCAAGTTGCGGCGATTCGATATAATCAAACC